CGTTTGTTCCGTATAAGCTAACGTGCTCGACTTGGTCTTGATCGTGTTGCCGGTATCTTCCAAAATAGAATTATCCGTAATTACCCCGACAAAGGCTAGGATTGCCCCCACGGCGGTAATCACTAGCACAACTGCATTAGCGTCAATCTTAACACCAAAGAAGACCGTTGCGACAGCTAAGCCAATAATCAACACGGACCCGATAATCTGGGCCCAATAAGCGGGCTTCTTGTAATTAGCTTTGAGTGTTGCCTGAATTACATTTAAAAATTTTGTCATTATTTCCCCTCCTAAAGGAACTTTTCTGCGATATAAATAACTAACGTGACAAGCACGCCACTAACCAAGACACCGATCAACCAATTTTGAATGGTCGTCACGCGGTCAATTTGATGGCTGGCTTCAATGGACTTGGCCAGCGCCTTGTCAGCTTTGTCGCCAATATCGTCAACTTGATTCAGCTTTTCTTCGATGTTCTCAACTTTCGTTTTGGTGGCAGCCACATCCTTTTGAATATCCATTAATAACTTAGTTGTATCGTCGTATTGTGCCATTACCGCACCACCAATCGCTGGCCAGGATAGATAGTGGTGTAAATTGACTTTCCATTCTGGCTTGCTAATGTAGTCATGCTCAGGCCGTTGCGCTGTGCGATTGTCCACCAGCTGTCGCCGGACTTGACTGTGTAATACGTATGACTAACCAGCTGACCAGTAACTCGCTTCCCGTAGTCATGACCATTAGTGACGCCTAACTTGATAAATCCATACAGACCATTTGAACGGGTATAACGGGCCCATACATAATCGTGTTCAATAATAACCGCGTTGTAAATTACACTCTCACCCTTGTAATAGGTAGCCACTTGACGTACCTTGTCTGAATCCGTGTAGCGAACAGCTAGTGTCCGATTAGGATAAAACACCCCTCGCTGGCTGTATTTAACAACCTTAAAGGTGGCTTTCTTAGCTGCCTGAGCCTTTTGAGCCTGCTTAACGTTGATTTGAGCTTGTTTCTTGCTAGCAGTCGTGTATCCTGACTTAGTGATCCCTGTTAAATCGACATTGCCATCTAATCCGCCTGCTTTATACATACTAGTGAATTGGAAAATAGCCACGCCGTCCATACTAGGGAAGTAATTGTAATCAGGACTAGTTCTAACCAAGTAGTCCGGATACTCAGCTAGCCATAGACAATTACCATAGGCACGTACAATGGCACTAGTATTAACATGAGCATTGAGGTAGGCCTTACCGGAATACAACATAGGGGTATAGCCAGCGTCCTTAATCATCTTCATCTGAGCTAGAATGACATTAGTGTTAGCTACCACACTATTAGAAGCACCGTCCTCATAGTCTAGTGCGACAATACTACCCTTGGGCGTCTTAACCCGTGGCAAGTAATAGGCCATCATAGCCTTGGCGTTGGTCATATTGCCACCAACACCGTCCCATAAATAGGTGTGCACCCGTTTACCAGCCTGTTGAGCTGATTTAACTTGGCTAGCATATGTGGTCTGAGGGATATTAGTCCCGCCATAAAAGCCACCCGCCTGTGATAGCACGAACTTATCGGTGCTATAGCCGAATACACCACTATTACCGTTATATTTAGACCAGTCGACCCCTTGATCACGACTAGTTGAAGCCTGACTGGTAACATTGACCATTAAAAAGGCCATAAAAATGGCGCCCACCGTTAAGATGAGTGCCTTTAATTTGTGCTTATTCAATTGTCTGCCTCCTATTCAAGACTACTATTAACTTGGAACTGTAACGTTGACTCACTAGGGTAAATTGACGTCCCGGTACTATCAACCACCCATACTTCTAGCTGATAGTCTCCCGCTGTTAAGCTTGTCATTAAACCCGCTGTTAAAGCTAGCACAATCTGACCAGTCGTTGGGTCTGTTAACTTAGCTGGGTCAACTGTGGCCGATTTAAGATAGCCACTAGCATTGCCCAATTTAACAGTAATTGAAGTGGCATTAGTTAAATCAGTGGCTACATTATCATTGCCACATACTAGTGTGAAGCTAGTGGTGGTATCACCAATTTTAACGGTCTGTGGGGACGTATCAGCAAAACTAAGCGTTTTCGCCATCTTTAGGCGCCTCCTTTTCAGCCAACTTGGCATTAAGCTGGTCAATTTGAACTTGAGCCATCGCTAATTGCTGGTCTTTAATGGCGATCTCTTGAGCATAGTTACTAGTCAGCTTGTTAATCAAAGCCTGTGCATCAATATTCATATATTAAGCCTCCTGTGTGGTGGTTGTCGTAGTTGTGGTAACTGGCTTTAAAGCAGTCAGACTATCAATCAGCGTGTTCAACACCTTCAATTTAACCCTATCTGCTCCCCCAGCACCTCCAGCAATGGCAGCGTTAAATTCATCCATGGTAATGCTTACCTGTGAACTGATCCCCAGCGTGTTAATTTGAATGCTAATAGTCATAATATTGTTCGTGTAATCTGGCTTATAATTTGTAATCAAAATGCTATCCATTTAATTTGGCCTCCAATTTGTTTAATCTAGCTTCCAATTCCATGTTGTGACCATTTAGTTGGTCAATTTCTTTCTGTTGTTCCTGTACCGTGGCTAGGGTAGCGTTCAGTAGCACACTGTCATCTACCCCACATAGCTTGCCGTCTTCATCACGACTGATAAATACGTCTGGCAATTGCCACTGTTTTGTTACATTCACATCATCAACGATTGAAGACAGCCTTAAGTGGCTGGTATTATCGTCAGTTTTGTACTGGTAGGTTGCTAGGTCGATTGAGTTAACTAGCTGTGCCCAATAAGCGGTATCAGCCTTTTTAACGTCCCGCTTAACACTTAATAGAGACGATTTAACTAAGCTAGTATAGTGAACGGCACCAGCATAGATGTTAGCAGCACCGCCACCACCTTTAGCAAAGTGAATATCACCGTTATCAGCACTAGTAAACGTATGGCCGGTATTTATGTGGAAGTTACCAATATCTAGTTCACGGTTAAACTGAATGACGTTTGAACCAGCACTATCAATCCCAAAGTTAGCTATGTTTGAGCCCGAGTTAGAAACAATCCGCCACCAAGTCGCATTGGGATAGCCAATAATGTTACCGTAGCTATTCATCGTGATACCGGTAGTTTGGTTCTGGTCAGTCCCACTAAAGTTAATCGCCTGTGTTGTACCATGCAAGCTTAACCCAGCACTGGCATCTAATATTACATAGCCAGTTTTCTTTAGGCCGGTTGCGGTAAAGTTTGGGTCCTGTGAGGTTGAATAGCCTTCCAATAACGCTAACTGACCAGCACCTAGTGATACGTCAGCGGCTGAATACATACCAATTGCAAACGGCGTCATGCCACGTAAATTAGTTTTAACTGTGCCGTCTTTGATGACCGTTCTTAATGCAGCGATCTCAGTGTCAATTGTTTCAAATGACGTACTAGTAACCGAACCATCTGGTGAAAGCGTTAGCGGGTAACTAGTGTTGCCATACTGATTTAGTTGTGAACCGGCGTTGATAGTTTTGCCATTTAGCGTCCCTGTGATATTGGCACTAGGAATTATAACTGGTTTCTTAGTATCAAAGTAAATCGTATCAGCAGCTAGTGTTAATTGACCACTAGACGATATTAGGGTGTTACCGGCTTGAAGATTAATTTCATCAATTAACTCATCTTTCGACACTTTGATTAAGACATCATCAGACGTTTGCGCGATCATTGAATCTTGACCACCGTATACGTAAGGTGTAGCCGTATCACCGAGTTCTAGTTTTAATTCGGTAAAGAATAACCCAGAAGAAGCACTATTATTAGACCCAATGTTGTCAACTCGAATATAACCTTCGTTATCATTAGCACCAGTCGTAAAAGTAACCGTATACTGGTCAATCTGTGATGGCGAAGTCACTAAGTTTTTAAAGAGCCCATGAACTGTGTCATAATCACTGGTGGAACCATAAGCCCTAGATAGTAAATAAACGTTTGCACCGACAACGTTAGAAGACGCAAAAGCTTTAAATTGAAACGTGTAGGTTGTATTTGGCAACAATGGGAACCGATTTGAACCAGCGGCAGCAGTACCATTTTGAGCTGTATTTAAATAAAGCAGTGCCCCGGTGCCGTTCTGGTAGAAAGTATGTGTAGTCACTAATAGCTTCCGGTCAGTTGCCCCCCAGTTCATTAATGTCCAACCAGTAAGTGGGGTAGTAAAGTGGCTTGAATATGGAATTAAATTGACATTATTAGCATCGGATTTAGAAACCTTGCTAGCGATCATATCAGCAGTTTGTGTTTGATAAGTCTTGAAGTCACTAGATTCAACCTTGCTAGATATTTCCTTAGCCGTTGTAGTTTGATAGGCTGAGAAGTCCTTTGTAGCTACCTTTTGAGCTATCAAGTCAGCGGTAGTTGTTTGATAGGCTGAAAAAGCACCATTGTCAACTTTCTGTGCTATCTGACTAGCAGTTTGTGTTTTATAAGTTGAAAAAGCGCTATTACTTACTCTATCCGCTATCTCACTAGCCGTCTGTGTCTTGTCAGACGCATACTCTGAACTAGAAACCTTGTCATCAATCAAGTCAGCAGTTTGGGTTTTGTACGTGTTAAAGTCGTTAGACGATACCTTATTATCAATCGATTTAGCGGTTGTAGCTTGGTAGGCTGAGAAGTCACTAGTGGCTACCTTTTGAGCTAGCAAGTCAGCAGTCTGCGTTTGATAGGCTGAGAAAGCACCATTATCAACTTTGCTAGCAATTTGACTAGCTGTTTGTGTTTGGTAGCTAGCATATTCTGAGTTAGTAACTTTGGTGGCTAGTCCATTTTCTAGTTCAGCAATCGTTAGCTTGGAACCGTCTTTGAGGTCTGTCACTGCTTGACTAGTTACTTTACCATTATCTATTGCTGTAGTTGCTTGGCTAAAGGCATTGTCAGCCGCACTTTGAGCCTTAGCAGTAGCTATAGAGTTGTTGTTTATCTCAGCGCTAGCTTGACTACCAACTGCTTGAGCTTGGCTAAACGCATTATCAGCTGTGCTTTGAGCCTTAGCGGTAGCATTAGACTGGACTGCTATCTCAGAGTTAGCATAAGCATATGTGCTATCAGCGGCCTCTTTAGCAGCGTTAGCTGTAGACTGTGCAATTAAAGCAGCGCTATCAGCATTTCCTGCCTGACTAGCCGCATTATCAGCCGTGCTTTGAGCTTTGATAATTTTGATGCCATCATCTGTTAGGATGACCTGTGTTGCATTAGATTCAGCCATTTATAATCCCCCTTTCTTTAGTCATCTGTATTAACATTGTCATTTATCGTCCCCTTATCAATCGTGCTAGCTGCTGACCGTTTTATCATTGGAACGGTATACACCTTTTCACGTTCCATTGGAGCCGGATTAATTAATAAAGCGTTGGTGTTAAACGTGAACAGCATATAAGGCTGACCATTTTGATAAAAGACATTGCAAGTTTCAACTTCACGGTTTTCATCAGTCAAGTTAGGAAAGTCTAGGTCATTATCCAGATAAACCTCGAACTCAGCACCTTTATGCACGACATTTAAAGCCCACACTTTATGTGGATCATCGTTTGTTTCTTGACCACCACCAGCTGCAAAGTAGAAGTAAGGAAAGTCTAAACATTCCGATTGATAAGTGTTCTTATTAAAATCAATCCCATAATCAGTGATATTAAAGTTGTATAGCACGTTGTAATTACCTGCTAACAGGTCACTAGCTTTGAGAATATCAGTACCACCATCGTTATAACCGATTGAGACCATATCATGCTGACGGTCATAGTTAACTCGGCCGTACCCTTTAAGGGGCATAACCTGTTGAACTCGTTTATCGGTAGGCTGTAAAGTAAGCCCCGCTACATATGGGAAGCGCACGAGAATATAACTACCATCGTTCTTTAAGCTGACAATCGACCAAATATAGACCGTGTCATCTACCTCCTGCACGCCGAATGTTCCACCATGTTGACCGTGAATTTGTAACATCACTGACTGCACAGCAAACTTGCTATCCTGTAAAGCAAACATGGTATCACTAGAGCCACTATCGTCACGAGCCCGACTAGTTAGGTACTGCCCATTGCTTAAACGTGCCATGTATTGAGTGGCTGAATGAGCTCCATTATCATCAGGGCCATAAACACCTAAATAGCTAATCCCGGTGGTGTCTAGCTTAATTTCCGGGTCATCTTGGATATAGTCAGCTTCAATTGTGCCATGTAAGGTACCGACAGCGTTACTAGCTGCATTAATTAAGTAGCCTGTTTGTTGGTAGCTAGTGTCAACTGTTCCATCAGTGTTATAACGGCGCCATATAAAGCCCTTATTATCAATATAGGATGAAATATTAGTGCTACCTTCCCAAGCTTGTAAAATCAACCGCTTAGTTTGGGTGGTATCGGTGAAATTGTTACCGTCAGGCGTTAAAGCAACCGGTTTAATTGAACTAGCATCGGCCTTAGCTTCTTCAACCGCCTTACTGAGTGCATTCTGGTATTGTTCCATCCATGCTGGGGTGGCTACTTGAACAGTTGTATACTCACCAAAGCCAACCGTGTTGCCATCTGGGTTAGCAAAGCTGATTGTCCGTTGAATAACGCGACCACTAGCGTCTAATACGGGCTCAATTAACTCATCTTTAAATCTAATCGTGGCACCTAGTGGTGGATTGAAGTCGGGCGTTACATTCACCTCATAATACGTTCTAGGGTGATTGTATAGCTTGAGCATATCCTGAGCCCATGACTTTAACCCGGCTGAGTTACTAATCTGATTAGCAGTAATAATGGCTTCGTAGTACAGTCCAACTTGCCAATCAGGGTTATATTTCTGATTAGCGTCATCATCAACGATATAGGGCTTACCATCATTAACCGAGGCGATTGTGCTACCATTAGCCCCATAAGGAATCAGCTTAGTAACAGGTGTTGAAACGGTTGTTCGTTTAATGCTAGTCATGTTTTTACCGAATACCGCCTCGTTATAAACCACATCATTGTTCAGCTGGTCAGTAATGACACACACCTTTTTCGTGATATTCCCTTGTGAGTCAATTTCAACATAAGGGTCAATTTCAACATCATAGGTTTGGATTAGTGTCTGTACCAACGTGCTAGCTTTAGTCTTGCCGTCAATGGTGATTGTCGGAATGGTCGTGTTAGTTGTTTGATAGTCTAGCGTCCAACCTGTCGCATTAAAACACTCGTTAAAGGCTGTTTGAATCGTGCTTGCACTGGCAGTAGTAGCGATAGGATAATGATGAGCTAAACTGTACAAGCATAGGTTGGTAAAGTTAGCCGTTGTGACGTGTTTAACAGCAGCGGTATTGTTCTCTTCCACACTGTATATGCGCATGACATACCAATGGCCTGATAGCTCGTCATAATAGGCGATATTGTTACCGGCGACTACTTTATCTGAATCAGGCTGGCCTTGAAGCACGTCTAATGAACCTTGATGGTCGAACTTTTTAGATTGGGCATTCAAGTTAACCGTGCCATCAAACGTGTCACTGGTACCCACGTTAAGGTCATCATCATAGCTAGTGCTAGTTGTATCTGAGTCGGCTAGTTGCATCTTCACACTGTCATTAGAAAACTTAGTGGCACCATCAACGGTCAGGGTACCAATCCGCTTTAGATTAGCGTCTAAAATTAAATACTGATTATTTAAAGCCATCTGTTAACCTCCTTATTTAGTTATGTAAAAAGGCCACCCTTAATTGGGAAGCCTTTAAAGTGTTGCTATAGTAATCTGGGTAAATATTTAAGTGTTATTTGTGCGTCATCTAAGTCACCAATCATCGTCAGGTTATTAACCCCCGGGCTTAATTTAGGATAGTCCGTTGACCAGATTGGACTAGCTAGCTTACCGCCCACTGTGGTGCTATCAGTCTCACAATTTAAGACGATCTCTTGACCAGCATTAGCAATGTACTTAGGTGCGTCCTGAGCCACATCATTAACTTGGTAAATGTCTAGGTGAGTGATTGATAGATAAGGGTTTTCATAGCCCACCTTTTGGTCATCTTCGGTAATCGAATGCTTGAAGAACACTCCACCGATTCCACCTAAGGCTGACTGGTAATTTGAATTCCTATCAACAAACGTGCCGTGTACAATCAGGAATCGTTTAGGGTCTTTACATGGTTGACCATTATGCCTGCCGCTGGTGTAGTATTGCGTGATTGACCAGCTAAACACCTTGCCATTTTTGATTAAGTCGAGTTCTAGCCAACTAGTGCTTAGCGCCGACTTCTCTTCTTTATTGACCACAGTTGTATACTTGTTAACTCTGCGCTTAATCGTCCTAGTGGTTACTTTTCCGTGCCTATTGCGTGATCGTTTAACCACTGTCTTAGTCGTGGTGCCCGTCTTAATCTTGATTTTCTGGTCACGACCATTGCTAGAGCTACCTGATGGTCCCTTACCCATAAATAGCGTTTCATGTTTACCATCACCGCCAGCAAAAGCACCACCCGGCTTAGTGATTTGTAAGTAGCACGTTGGTGTGCCACCTCCACTACTATCAGCTAGACCAAATCGGCCTATCGTAGCCCCATTAGGGTCTAACAGTAAGACTTCCACACGCCCCATTGCACGCCCATTATGAGTACCTGAGTGCTTGATATGGTGGATTCTAGTCTTAACTCGATAGTTAGTCAGGCTGTTAGTCATACCGGTAAAACGAACACCGGGGCCATACCAGTCTGGTTGGTGAGTACCATATTGTTTAACGCCATTGGCTAGTTTGACCATTAACACTTGAGTATCTCGGTTACTATCAGCTTCACCTTGATAAATGTACTTGCCAGCGGTCTTCATCTGAGCAATCGCATTGGCATCATTAGTCCACTCAACCATGGTATTTAATACGTCACTGTTCACAACTTGCGTGTAAGGCTGTACTGTCACCGCTTGATCCTCATCGCTATCTGGCCCTAGTCCATACTCACCACCATTTAGGGTAAAGCCAATGTGCTTTAAATCACGCTTAGGTATGACTTGAATAACTGGCTCTGTTCTAGCGGTACCATCAACAGTGATTGTATTTAAACCGTTCTTTAAGGGTGTTTCAACCTGTGGTAAGGTTGCCCGTGGGTCTGATTGCACAAAAGTAATGGTTAGTGTCATGTCATACATACCAGGGTTAATCGGTGCTGGATCACTAATTGCAGTAATATGTCCCCAATATGTCACCTTGGGTTCAAAGCCAAATACTAGTGGGTACTCTTTACCATTATCACTGGGGTCATCGCTTAACAACAACCCGCTTAAATTGTGCATTATCTGATTAAAAGCGTCTTGATTATCAGCACAGTAAATAGACACTGGAATACTAATCGTCCGGCTGGTAAAATCAGTGCCATTAAATTGGTTACCATACATGGCCGGTATATCAGTCGCCTGTTCAGCCATGGCCGGTGCACTAGGCAATACCACGTTACCCATTTCAACCTGCAAGTCGTCCCGACTATTTAAGCCAGCATATTCAAAATCATCTCGTTGTAAGGTCACGATTTAACCTCCTTTTTAATTTTAGCTATGTAAAAAGGGTGCCCAATTAAGGACTACCCTTTGATTAATTACTTTAATAGCCCATCATCTGTGAGTATTGTGAAGCTGTCTTATTATTCGACTTAACAGCATTAACCACGTCAGATTTAGCAATGACTGCTTGTACATTACCTTGGCCTGATACTAAAGCCGTCAATAATGCAATGACTTTATCAAGCTTCTCATTGCTTTCACTGTTAGTAGACGCAATCTGGCTACCATTGTTGCCATTTACAACTTGACTAGCCTGTGCAATTAGCTGGTTAGCTCGACTCTTATTGGTCAATGGCAAGACCATTTCAGGCTTGTTATGCTCGGCAACCTCAATCAACTGGTTAGTGTTGATAATACCACCATTCTCAAACCGCTTATGACCTTGTGGGCCACTATGAAGCCAGTCGTACTTAGCATGGCCCCAAATCGAGGTATTACCAGTGGCATTAAGATAATCAGAGTTGTTTAAGAATGCCAATACTTGGTCAAAACTAGACCTGAAATTGTGATGACCCGGAAATGCAAACGCGTCAAAGGTTGTCTTGGTGAACTGCAATGGACCACCGGCTGGGTTACCATTAGCAGAGTTGACATCTGAGATAGTTTGCATGATATTGCGGTTACCAGTTTCACTATCAGCAGTTTTGATAATGGCTGACTGCATCTTAGACCAATATCTTCTTGGTACTTTGGTCATCTCTAGGGCTCGGTTGATCATACTGTGAGTGATAGCGCCACCCTCAATGGAACCACCATTATCACCAAACATATCAGCTAACTTGCTAATAAACTTCCAGAAACCACTACCTACTTGCTTTTTAATGGTGCCTAACAGGCCACTAGACTTAGCAGACTTATCCGAGCTATCACTGTCAGATAATCCTGGCACTCGTCCATAGCCAGCGAATGAACCAAAGCCACCACCATGAACTTTACTGATACCCATGCCATCATGCTCATTTTCAGCGGAATACATCTTCCCACCACCGATATAAACACCAACGTGTTCACTACCACCGGGCCCAAAGAAGGCTAAATCGCCTGGTTTAGGGTTGCTGACATGCTTAGAAGCTTTATACTGCTCGCCACTAGTCCGTGGGAAGCTAATTCCCATCTTCTTTAAGGTGTACTCAACTAGGCCGGAACAGTCGAACGCACTAGGTCCAGCAGCACCCCAGACATACTTGTTTGTGGCGCCATACTTTTCCATGGCTTTGACTAGGCTAGAACTTGAACCAGTGCCATCATCTAGGCTGTCACTAACGCCACCCCATAGGGTTGACCACCACGTCTTAGCTTGCTTCTCAACACCCTTGAACAGGCCATGACCAATGTTACTCATGACACCTGAGATGCCCTTAGAAGACCAGCTAAACAGGTTCTCAAGTGACTTAATTGGGTGAGCAATAATATTTTCAGCTGTCTTAAAGAACTTCTCTAGACTGCCAACCTTTTTACCGACCCAACTAGTGACGCCTGAAATGCCACTAGTAACACTGTTTAAAATGTCACCAAAGAATCCAGTCCCTTTTGCATACTTAGTAACGCCTTGCATACTCATTAACATGGCTGTCTCACTAGCACTCAATACCTCAGTACCAGCGGGTAGCATCATCTTAGTATTACGTCCTTGCACAATGCCTGAGTCACCGTTAGGCAGCATGACCATTTCTTTGTTGCCAGTTTGGGGGCTGTCGTTACCATCATTTAGCATGGCTAATGTAGGCTTGGTAATTGGATTCCGTGACCCACTAAACATACCAGTACCTTCGGAAAAGTGTACATGGTGCAAGTCAGCAATAGTCTTCTTCTTGCCACCAAATGTATGGATAACACTATCAACCGCATTAATTCCGCTATTGATAAGGTCGATAACATCGTTCATACCGTCTCTAGCAAACTTCTTTAGGTTCTTCCAAAGACCTTTGAAGATATTCTCAACGCCGGTTCCTAAACTAGACCAGCCACCCTTAAATTTACCTTTGAAGGTTGACAGCCAGCCACCCATGGACTTACCAAACACTCTAGTATGGCTCAAGTCTTTGTTCCAGTAACTATGCAAGTTAGACCGCATCTTGTTCCAATGGCTATTCCAACTATGTGACCAGCTTTTCTTCCAGCCAACCCATTTTGAGCCCATGCTACCAAAAAAATTCTTAGTATGCTTATATGAGCCGTTCCATGCATTGTGTAAGCCAGATTTTGTACTATTCCAGTGTTTTGACCAGCTTTTCTTGAAACTCGATTTCCAGCCATTCCACTTCTTACCAACACTGCTAAAGAACTCTCTAGTGTGTTTCAATGAACCGTTCCAGCTGTTTTTGAGCGATTTACCCGTGGTTGACCAATGTTTTGACCAACTCTTCTTAAAACTAGACTTCCAGCCGTTCCACTTCTTGCCAATGCTACTAAAGAACTCTCTAGTATGCTTAACCGAACCGTCCCAGGCACCCTTTAAACTCTTGCCAGCGTCTGACCAATGCTTATTCCAGCTCTTCTTAAAGCTCTTTTTAAAGCCATTCCACTTTTTAGACATGTTGCCTAGGGCTTTTTTAACTGACTTGCCAACATTTGAGCCCCATTTAGCAATTCCCTTGCCAAAGTTAACCACTGATTTAAACGTCTTGTTAACCCATTCACGGAATGGCTTAATGTGCTTGTAAGCCTCGTAGAATGCCACTCCTAATGCAATCACAGCAGTTAAAACTAGGCCGATCGGGTTAGTTAATAATAGTTTGCCCAATGATAGAAATGATTTACCTAATGTTTTAATACCAGCACCTAGCACACTGAATGCCTTAGAAGCACCCTTATAAGCAATCTTAGCCGTCCACTTCAAGCCCTTACCAATCTTGCCACCGACTGATTTAGTGTGTGTCCACATACTGCTAAGCACACCTTTGGCCTTAGTGGTGGTTACACTAGCAGCCATCTTTAACCAGCGACCCATTCCAGCCCCTGAACGCTTGACAAAACTTGCAAACTTGGTTAGCTCTCGTTTACCCTCAGCACCATCAACCTTTGGTTTGAACACAATCCGGCTAAGCTTACCACCTATGCCTTTTGCAAAGTCTAAACCACTAAAGGCTAGCTTTAATGCATCTATACCCTTACTTGCAACATACGCACTAGAAGCTAAACCAGCGAATACTTTAGGATGTTTCTCAGCGAATCCACCAACAATCTTCAATATTGGTTCAATGTCCTTAAGCGACTGCACAAATACGTTGAAAGATGTCTTGGAAGCAGTCTTCATCGAACTAAAGAATGACTTTATTTCTTTTTTATGAGCAACAATATTAGCGCCAACTTTATCAATGCCTTTTGCTAGATTAGCCAACATTTTATCGAGACTATTACCAACATTAAATTTTTTTACCAGCAAACGCTTTAGTTATGTCATTAATCTGCAAGGCTAGTGCATTGCCAACATCTTTAAACTCAGCTTTAGTATTCTTATCGCCAATCCACTTGGTAAACTGGCCCATTAATGGGGACTTCATATTGGCAATCGGCTTGTAAACGGCATCTAGTAACGCCGGCATTTGAGTCCTGATTGACCGTTCCATACCAGGAATCGTCTTCATCAAGTTCTCTGAGGCTTTGGAATACTTGCTACCAAGGGAGTTCATAACCGTTTCAGCGTCTTTAGCGCTAATCTTGCCGGCGCTCATCTGGTCACGTAGCGTTGACATGGTTAACTTGCTATTATGCTGTTGTTTTCTTTCAAACTCTAGCATTTTCCCGGCATACATTGGTAATTGGTCGTTAATCATGTTAAAGTCACCAAGTTGCATCTTGCCACTTGATAGCATATGAGTGAAGTTAGTACCTAGTCGGGTAACATTCTCATCGCTTAGGTTAAGCGTATCACCCAGCGTTAAGATGGACTTAGTTAATTCTTTAGTCCTTGGTGCATTATCAAACACATGGTAGAACGACTGGTTAAGTTCATCAACCACATTAATGTTCTGATTGAAGGCCGAAGCTAACTCATTACCAATGCCAACCATTTGTTTACCCTTACCAGCAGAGCCAGTTAAGGTAGCCCATGTGGCTGTCATTGTACGTTGCTTGTTATCATATTGAACAACGGAATCTTTTAAAGTATCAAAACTAGCCGTTATTTGGCCAATTGCATTGGTGATTCCATTAGCAACTAAGTGGGCGCCTAATATGGTACCAAATAAATGAGATGTCTTCTTAGCTTTATCATCAATTGAATCTAGCTTAGACCGAACGCCGTGCATGAACGCATGTGGCTCTTTTTCCATCGCCTTAAGTAGCTCGTTTTGGCTAGTCTTAGCTTTAGCCATGGCTGTTGCAGTCTCATTAACACGTACTTGCTGACGTTTATAGGCGTCACTAGTAGCACCGCTGGCCGTCTTAATACGCTCCAGTTCACTAGTTTGAGCCTTATATTGAGCCTCCATGTTCGAATAAGCCTGTTTCAAACCGCCTAAACGTGCTTTGTTAGCTTCGGCTGACTCGCCCTCGGCTTCCAGGCGCTTAACATAGGATTCGCTTAAAGCTGTGCTTTGTTTATAGCCTTTTTGCAGGTCGGCCAAACCTGAATTGTAATACTGTAACTTTGACTTGGCACGGTCTAGTTGACCACCCATTGAGTCATAGCTTCGACTAGCCTTGTTAATCTGGTCTGATAGTTTTAAATAAGCTTCTTCACCATTTTTAGTATCTCTATTTAGGCCTGCTTGGCGCGACTTTAACTCATCAATCTTAGCCTTTTGAGCCTCCATCGACTTAGCTAGCCCATCTACCCTAGCTGCGGCCGCCTTTTGGTACTCTCCAGCTGATTTTAAAGCCGTCTCTTGAGCCTTCCAGCCACTAGTATTGGCTTTAACCTCAGCAGTTAATTGTTTGAGAGATTTAACAGCTTCTGCTGAATCTAGGCCAACCTTGCTGGTCATCTCACGGCCGACTACTTTTTTAGCCATTCTTTTTTAACCTCCTTTTAGGCACAAACGCTTATAAGCCATACGTTTGATTAATGGCTTCTAGTGGGTCAACCAGGTCAACACGGTCTTCCTTTTTACGAGCGTTTAAACTAGCCATCATATTAAAAAAAGAGCTATCATCAAATTCTTTCGGTGATAACCCCTCGGTTAATAATTGTTGAGCTAGCAAGTTGAAGTCTTCCTGTTGGTTTTTCAACTTTAGGACTTCCTTTTTAAGCTCACTGTTGCGCTTGTGCCGGCTTATTTTGACGACTTAGCGTCTTCGATGGATTTACGTTGCTTCTGTTCGGATAGCTTAATATCAGCGTCTGAGATACCGTTTAAACGCATAATTAGGTAACCAACGCCTTCGCCAAACCGTTCAATCGAGATGGTATCGTTAATCGTTTCCATCTGCTGATCAGTGTAGCCCATTACACGTTGCACAAAATCAGCCATGTCGTCCTGCAATTCTAAGCCGTTTTTCATGGCGTCTAGTTCAGTGATCTCTTTTTCGGTATCCTGTGACTCCAACATGCCAATTTGAACTTTGGTAGCTAATCGAATGATATTGTTAGTTGGTGTTACATTGGCCATCTTGTTGATTTTAAAATAGTTTTTAGCGTTGATTTTCATAATTATTTGTACCCCTTTGTTTAAATTTGTATGTATTAAAAGGCCCCCCAGTTAAGGCAAGCCTTTTAATTGTTGCTAGTGACTGGTTGTACCGCTAGTTGTACCACTTGCTGGCTTGGTATAGCCACCGAACGTTTCAGCCATGAGCTTATCTAGGCTAAAGTTAGTATCATTTGACTTGGCAATCATATAAGGTTGTTGTACCCCATTGGCAGCTAAGAAAATGTCTGGCTTCAATGGTGTTAAGACAGTACCATTTAGAACCGTCGAATAAGCCGCTTCGTTATTAGTGTCGGTTGAGTTGTTGGATGCTTCCTCAACAAATTCAATGTTATTGAAACATTCATAAATTGAAATGTCGCCATCTAGTGATTGAGATTCGGCAATCATCGCAACATGAGGCTTAGGTAACTGACGAACCCAAGCACCTGTATTGGTGTTTTGTGTGTATCCCTTTAGCATCTGGTTAATCTTGAAGTCCAAGTCCAAAGCGGTTAAAGCCAGTGTAGGCATAGACTTACCATAAGCTGTACGCTTGATTTGTCCGTTCCCCCAACCAGGCGTCCCGGCTGCTTCAATAGCAGTCACGTTAATTTGACTGAAACCTTCGCCATTATGGTCGGCAACATAGATTCCATCAGCAGATAGACCTTTAGTAGGGTCCTTGATTAAATCACCGTTGTCATCAAGTAAAGCAAAAGTTGCTTTTACAATGTTGTGTTTTGACATTTAAATATCTCTCCTTTAAATCATTTCATTTTTAGTTACATAAATTGTTTTGGTTATTTGGTTCGTATCCGGGTCAGTCGTGTGATGCTGACTAGATACAATTAACCAGCCGGCCTGTTTAAAGCTTTTCATCAAAGCTATTTCGGCTTCTAGTGGGTTAAAGTCATCGGCTAGGTCAACCTTATAAAAGATTTGAATTTCAACACCCATTGCTAGGCCTTTAAACGTATTGTTTGCAAGGTAAGCCGGGCTTGAATCGGTCTCTTGTAATAGCATGACTGTACTATCAGTGTTGTCTGGTTCTTCTTTAGGTATCTCATTGAGGTAAACTTTATCAACCCACGTTAAATTGAGGGAATTAACTAGGCTAGCAACCTGTGATACTGGTAATAGCATTAGTCATCGTCCCCCTTCTGGTATTCCTTCAACTCAGCTTCGAAGACAGCATCCTGACTATCTTCTAAGTTTTGATCAACAAAATGATCTGCTTTGATATGCTTAGTCCCATCGTTTAATCGCATGGCATTCATGTCATGGTACTTATTAGTCCAGCCTACAATCGAGCTGCCATCATGTTCACCATCTATATCGTTGCTGTTATAACTTATGTTGTCAGCCATGTGTCCGTGCTTCTCGTCTTTATGATTTGAATAGTGTTTCTTTCTCGTGACTTCTGTTAAGTTATCAGCTAACTTCTTAGCGCCGGCTTTGGTTATCTTCTCTTGTTCAGCCTCGTTAGGGACTAGCTTGTGGACGTCCTTAAGCCAACTTTCTAGTTGGTCGGCTATATCATCTTTTGCCATAGCTAAGCCCCCTTAGTAACCTGTTTAAGCGTCAAATAATCGCAAGACAGATAATTACTAGAATCATCCATGCTGTCATTAATGACATCGTAAAGCTTGCCTTTATATTGGCATTTAATGCCTTCGTAAACTTTGGGATTATGCCTAATAATAACTACGACTTGTTCTAATTGTTCGGCCGTTAGTTGATACGAATATGCAATCGATCGTGTATAGGGTGCGCAGTATAAACTAAACTGGCTAACAAATGTCTGCTTGCTAGTCCCGTTAATAGGATTTTGAATAGTTTTAACAGTGCCAATCTGTATACGTTGGTTAAAGTCAACTGGAGTTAGCCTATTAATTGCCATCGTCGCTCACCTCGTCCTGTTTTTGGTTATACAGGCCACGCAATTGGCCGATAATTGAATCGACAACTAAGTCAACTGGATTAACGGTGTTTGAAGTGATTGATGTCCGGTAATACCAGTATGAACCAGCTAAAGCATAAACAGCCGTTTCAAACAAGTCACTAACGCCATCCATCTCATAGAACCCTGAAACGCCATTTTCATCACCGATAGACTGCTTAATGTAGCTAGTAGCTGCAGACAAATAGCCTTTTAGTAGCTCGTCGTCATCATTTCCGTCAATTCGCAAAGATGATTTTAATGTTTTTAAATCGGCTGACACTTTTAATCACATCCTTACTTAGCCGCCCAGGTTATAACTGTACTGTTTATTTATCGGCGACACGGTTGGCTAATTACTTCGTAGTGGTCGTTGAAGCAGGAGCTGCAGCAAAGTTTGCTGGTTGGTCAGCGATTGCACTGAATGAACCTGCAACGAATGCATCCGCATCAGTAGCTTCAACGTCAAAACGGTCAATGACACGAATCTTAGTTTGATCCTTTTCAAATGCGCCACCACCAATATTGGTAGTCAGCAATGAAAGATTTTCTCGGTCAAACAAAGTTACCGCTTGTGATAAATCACCATAGTAAAGTGGGTAAGCTGGAGCTGACGCAGTCCCAACGTTAGGCAACCACTTATCAGCAACTTCCACAATCCGCTTGCCACGGATTAAATATTGGTCAGGTTGCGTTGGGTCTGGTTGTAATAAGTAACGTCCCATAGCATCCTTAACTTCGGAAAGCACATTTAAGCCTGACGTGTTTGTCATTAAGAATGACGTAGACTTGATGGCAGGATCAACGGAAGTGTTAATCATGGTGATAATGTCATCGAACTTAGCCAAGCTAGGTTTCTTAGGTGCTGCGTTCATTGCTGCAATAATCTTAGCGTTGCGAGTAACAACAACCTTCTTAGCAATCCATCCAGATAACCAAGATAAAATGTTGTCGGCCGTGTCCTTTAACAGTGAATTAGTAGCGGTGGTAATACCAGCATACCGATGAATCGTGTATTTGATAAGTGATAGCTTAGGGTCATCATTGTCGCCAATCGTAGCTGTTTCATCATCTAAGTCAGCTAATGGGGTAACGTCAGTCCACTTTTCGTAAACTCGTGAACCAGTTTGAGTTGAAACGGCTTCTCGATTAACGTATTGCTGTAATGAATCGTATTTGCGAACCAGCGTATTAATTGCCGTTTGAATATCTTGAGGAATAGTCAATCCAATTGCATTGCCAGCTTCGTCGGTAGAAGACGTTACCAAGTTCATAACTTTAGGATCGCCTTTAATCATGCCTTTGAAGTTCTTGATGAATTCTGCCTTGATGTCTTTTTCATCATCATTAAGCGGAGCTTTTTCTTTATCACTCATGTTGGCAATTTCTTGAGCCTTGCGTTCTTCTTCCAATTGTTCATGTAAAGCATCACGCCGCGCAACCGCATTGTCGCGATCTTGTTTCATTGCTTTAAATTTGTCTTGGTCAAAGCTGTCGTCAAGGACAGCTGCGTTTAACTTGTCGTTCAAGTCTGATACCTTTTGCCCTTGGGCAATCCAAGCATCATTAATTGTATTAATATTAGCCATTAGTTGGCCTCCTTTTGATTTTTTCCAAATAAAATAGCCAATTTGCTGTTTCGTAATTCAGCAGATTGACTATTAGTAGTATTTTCTTCTTTAGACAGTTTAGCTTTATCCTTATCCGCCTTGTAAATGAGATTCATCAGCTTGTTAACTGCAGATTTAGGTGGAATGTGTGAAATAGCGTTCACCGGTTGTAATTGTTGATCATTAGCAAACATAATTTCGTCAGCGAAGCCTTTATCGACGGCATCACTAGCGGTTAACCAGGTTTCATTTGCCATTAGTTGTAGCAAGTCAGCTTGATCCATGCCAGTTTTAGCTTCATAAGCATTGGCAATCGATTGATCAATGCCATTTAAAATACTGGCTTCATGCTCCAGATCGTCAGCATTACCAGCTGGTTGTGACCAAGCCTTATGAATCATAATTTGTGCAGTTGGTGAAATGTTGATATGATCGCCAGCCATAGCAACCACACTTGCCGCACTAGCTGCTAAGCCTTGAATATTAACTGTTACATTGCCAGCATAATTCTTTAGCATAGTGTAAATCTCACTAGCCGCAAAAACGTCGCCACCATTGGAAGCAATGTCAACTTCAAGTTCTTCATCATCACTGTCGTCATCGTCATCGCCACTGTCATCATTTAAAATGTCAGCAACACCTGAAGGTGATACTGCTGGCATTCCGAAGAATTGATAGAAGCCAGCTGTTTGATCATCAACAATGTCGCCTTTAATCATCACTTTCTTTGTCATCATTATCACCTCCTTTTCCAGATTGAATTACAACTTGTTGTGTTGTTGGATTCTTAGCATCAGGCATTTCATCCGGGAAATAACCAGTCTGCTGTAGTAGCCAAGTTGCTTGATTATTGGCAATCGTGCCATCTTTAGCTAGCCCTGATAGAGTAGCTGCAAATGAGTCTCCCAATGGGTCTACAGCAGTCCGTATATTGGCCGTAATCTTAGCATTAAGCTTATTATCCAGCTCAGCTAAAATCGCCTGTAAATAGCGATTAAGGGCATTCGTGTACATGCCTTTAATTTGATCAATATTACTTTGCTGGTCACCTTGGCCATTCAAATAGCTATCAGGAATGCCAAAAACTTTAGCAATTTGCTTACTCGTCCAATCCGTTTGGCTTAACAGCTTAGTAACATCGGCTTTCATTTCTAGCGGCTTGTAATCTTCAAGTTGATCAATAACTACCGGACCACCATTTGAACTGTTCACCTGTTTCATGAAGTTACGTGAACGGCTAGCCTTCATCTTCTCACTCAGCAGTCCACCGTGCTGAATAGATAGAACGCCAGGAGCGCTAATTGAACGTGCTAATGCAGCCAACGTTAAACTATTAGACGAACTCTTGACTTGTAACTCATTCGATAATGCTTTCAATGGACTATTACCCGTCATACCGCCATCGGTACTAGCCCAGCGAATATGAATCATATCAGACTGTGGTACATATTGAAGTACGCCAAGATTGGGCTCATCAAAGGTAACTGTATAGGTTAAGCCGCTACCATCATCTAATAGATATGTTTGAACTTGGCTAGGTCGCAAATATTCCCAGCGCAAATCTAAACCGTTAGGATTACGCCAACGATACGCAAAGCATTCACCACCCAATAACAATTGTGAATACATCGACTGCCAAAATGTGTGGCCGTTAGCTGTCGTGCTAGGATTATTTAAAATTCCTTGTGCTCGTGGCATATTAGCCATTAATTGTACCGTGGCTAAGTCTCCAGATATTTGATTAACTGCTGAATAAATATCTGAATTTTCCAAAGCATCTTTGGCACTAACATACTCATTATCGCCAGTTGGTGATAGGAAATTAACAATGTTATCGTCGTCTACTGGTACGCTTTGAATACTAACTGAATTATTTTTTACCGTTGGTGGTTCAAAAAAGGGCATTATTAATCACCTCCTTTTTGGCCAGCTGTTACGACTTCCGAAAGCCAGCCAACTAAGAATAAAGCTACCGCGATTGCTAAGACGCCTTGTGCCTGTCCAAACAAAAAGGCTGCATACACTCCAGCAACCATACCTAGAATGAAACACAGTACATCAAAGTAATGCCAGATAGTCGCAAAAAATTGTTTAAAAATCATCAATATCATCTCCTAGCAATCCTGACTCCGGGTTATTAAACCATTCAAGAACTTGTTTTTCGCTCATGCGTTCGACCTGTTTATCAGGATTGTTTACGTCTGAAAAGTCTTCAAAGTGATACATGGCTTGGAATAAAGCATCAATTAACGCATCTACAACATCAATCTTCAACGTGGCCTTAGCTTTATCGACTTGAATACCAATTTTGTCTTCATAAATTTCAGCATTTAGTAATGCTTTTTCCATAATTCGATCATCAAAGCGGTCTACCGATCCTTCAACAAACATCGTCTGCAAAAACTTAGTTGGATCCTTCAGTTCACTAGTCCGCTGCCGAATGGCTTGCAATGGCCACCCTGAATTCAAATCTAGCTGCTTGATTGTAGGCGTTAGCCCCCATGCGTCATAGCCGAAGAAAACAACTTCCAGTCGATGCCGTTCAACAAAGTTAAGTAACCACTGATAAACCTGCTCGTCATTAATCAGTCCTTGCGGATGGCTACTAATTGTACAAAATCCCTTTTTAGCTAAGTCCCGATAATTAATACCGTCTTGTTTTTCTTTAGCTTCAATCGAACCAGCTTTCTGCCACGGAATAAAGCTGTGCTGATAAATAAACCATCGTGGTTTGTCATTGTTATCGCGATAAGGAAATACAAACGCTAGCGCCGTGTTATCACTAAACATCGAGTAGTCAAAACCAATATAAACTTGCCGATCATCAAAACTAAATGACGGCACAATGGATTTTTCAACGTCGGGTAGTTTTAAGAAGCTGTCGGCCGATTGTTCTAGCCACAAGTTGAGGTTTTTATTTTGGAAATCGTTGAGCGTACCCGACAAAGCGTCAGAATCACGCTTATCTGTCAAGCCGTTTAGCAGCACTTCTCGTTGGCTCGGTAAATCTAGCAAGGGATTGCTTTTAACCCACATATCAGGCTTATAAGTTTCGTCCAGATTGTCCTGCGACCAAATAAGCCCCAAATATGTATCAGCATCGCGCAAATAATCTTGTTCCATAGCTTGCTGAATCATACGTTCATCATCATGGAATGGCACAGTTGGATCAGGATATGCAGTCGAGATTTGAATAAATTGCTTATTACGCACCTTAACTTGCCCTGATACAATCTTAGAAATCTTCTGTCGTGTCTTAATTTCGCCAATTTCATCAAAAATAGCCGTTGTGAAATGAAAGCTATCGTACTGGCCGGCTTCGTGACTGATTGCCCGTAACTTATTATTAGTCTTGCTCATTGTGACTTGATCGGCCTGTGATGAAAGTGTCCGTGTTTCCAATCCACTATCTTTAATTAGTGTTTTAAATGGTTCAATCGTTGCAATCTTGGCTAGCATCGACTTAATGTAGCCTAGAATCTTGCTCGTTTGTTTGTAATTAATAGAAGATACTAAGTAATCTTGGTTAGATAATCCCAATGACTCAATTAAATAACTATAGGCAGTGATAATCGCCATTAGATAAGTTTTACCTTGGCCACGTGCAACGGAAACAATTGCTCGTGAGAAACGCTTGCCACCGTCATCATTACGCCAGCCAACCAGCATAGCCATAATGAATTTTTGCCACGGCATAAGCTTAGTTGGCTCACCCGTATCAACGTTCGGGCAGATGGCAGCAAATTTAAGCACTTGATCTACTTTCTTAACCGAATAAGTAAAGGGAAATTCAACGCTACCTTGCCGTTGTAAGTCTCGAATATGGCGAAAAGCCGCTAGCTTAATCAGATAGCCAGTGGTTACCTTCTCATCGAGGACGTCAAAGGCATACTTTGTGCCCGGATCAGTGTATTGCTGGCGAATTGCTGAGCAGTCTAATGATTGATAAGCCCCAATAACATCATGTGTTTGTGTTAAATCAATCTTCATTATCAGTCTCCTAGAAATTCTTTCATGCGATCACTGATACTTCGCTCGTCTTTGTGATCATCTAAGTTCAGCTTCAACAAATCACTGCGCGATTTTGGCGACAATCCTAATTCAGCGCCTAGTTTAGTCAGGTTTTTAACCGCTGAATCGTAAATTTGTGTCATGGGATTACGCTTGTAACCCACGAAGTCTCGACCAATTTTTTTACCGGTCTGATCTTGTAACGTTTTATAGATTGCTTGGACTTCACCGTTTTCCTGAATATGTTTATACGCATTGCGATAAATCTCATATTGGGAAGCATATTGCTCTACAAGCCCACTATCAATGCGCTTAACCGGGGTATTTTCTTCTAAAAAAGGCACTAATCGACGCCAAACGACCTTAGCTTGCCGGCCTAAGTAAGCTGGCGGTGTGCGCGTTAATTGACCATCGTTGACGTCTTTATCCATTTTTTTCATTTTATCTGCCTCCTTTTATTATTTGGTGACCCCCCCTACCTAAAAATTTTCAAAAATTGTTTCTATCACAAAATAACGGCAATGTGTGTGCTTTGGGGCTCGGTTCGAAGGGCGGGGGGTATAAAATTTATCAAGCACGCTGGAACCTCATTCCATGTGTCGTTTTCTTTTTATTATTTAAACAATCATAGATTCCACTTGGTGAAATCCCAAAATATTTTGCTGCTCGTCTTACAGACTGAAATTCTTTCTGCTTGTCGTTAAATAATGCTTTAACCCGAATGTTTACGGATGGCTCACGCCTAGAGAGTAAACCGTGGTATGCATTGTTGTATTTTCGTGTACACCACTCTAAATTTTCTACAGCATTATTAGTTTTATCCTCATCCTTGTGGTTAACCTCTTTCAATCCATCAGGGTTGACCACAAACGCTTGGGCCACTAACCTGTGAACTTTTGGCCGGTACTGCTTTCCGTTGTAACTTAGTAGCACATCTTGATAACCATCCGATCGGCTTCTGTTTGTTAAAATCTTTCCATGACGAACTTTGCCATTAACAAACATATCAAGTGAACGTACTCTTCCAAAGCTGCTAACTTGATACCGACCAGCAAACCCTGTTATATTCTTCCATTGTTCAATCATGTTGTGTTCCCCCATTCATCAATACATTAATAGTGCTCACGTCAGTAATCTCATCAACTTGTCTTTGCAACTCGTTGCCTTGACCAGTGCCATAAGTTAGTTGTTCCCAATCCGTCTTTAGTCGGTGACACTTACTACAGATAACAGCTAAATTATCAATGTCAGCTTTCAGTGTTTCATCAAACTCAATCGGCACGACGTGATCGACTGTTTTTGCTGGTGTGATAACGCCTTGCACTTTACAGTAAGCACACAAGTAATGGTCACGCTCCAGGACTTGTTGCCTTAGGTGTGACCATTGCCTTGTACGATAGAAGCTGTATTGCTGACGCTTGTCTTCATTGCGATAACGCGTGACCGTGTTGTACTTGTGTGTGTATTGTTTGTCATTGCTACGTGCCCAACGTTGCCGACTAGCCAAGTACTCAGCTTCATGCTCATAGTGTTGCTGACAATAGTGGTCAGGGAATGCAACCATTGCATGGCAGTTAGGATAGCGGCATCTTCTTGTCCTTGGCATGTTGCTTCCTCCGTTTCTTATCCAAACTAAAAGCGCCATGCTTATTAGCACGACGCTTCATCCATTTATCTAAGTGAGCATCCATCTCCGCTTCTTGTGGCGTGACGTAGTCATATTTTGTGTTAATCATCTTTACCATGAGTTGCCTCGTTGCTTGAACAGAATGGATATTGTACCCCAAATAGTTCTAGATTAACTTTTTTCCAATCATTCTCAATAGCCTCGTTGCCTTCCATATTCATTGTGGTTCCTCCTAATCGTATGTACTTAAAAAAGGCCTGACGTCAGCCAGGCCTATGTATTGTTGCCTCATAAGATGGCGATCCTGTTATTCAACAATACAATTTTATATCATACTATATCCAACATCATTTGAGTTGCAATACACACTATTTACTTTACTAAAAAGATCCCAACTAAATGTCAGGCTCCTGTACACGGTTATTATCAGAAAAACGATTATAGTTTTTGCAACCATGCTTGATTATATTACCACAGCGCGCATGTTCCTGCATGCAATCTGGTGGCCAGTTTAATTGCGCGTCTTATGTAGGTGCCGTCCAGTTTTCCGCACTGAACAGCAAGCAAGTAAGCTGAGTTATTGTTGATTCAAATGATTTCACGCACTATCGCTTGCATACTTACTTGCTTAATGTGCTTGGTAGGGATTTGCACCTACATGACGTGTGGACATACTGGTTGTCAACCAACACCCGTTTCTCGCATCTAACTGTGCGTCTACCTATTCCGCCACAAGCACGTGTTATAAATGTTTAGCCCTCATGAGTGACCATGCTATATAACTATATCGCCGGTAGGCCTCGAACCTACATCCAATTGTGGCTTACCAATTAGCCCACAGCGATTACCAGTCTGTAATTTGGAGGATTACTTCATGCACGTCAATCACATTTGGCATACTACTAATTTATCACGTTTTTAGGGGTCGAAAGTGCCAAAATAGTGCCAACTTAGTCAATATCATAAAGACCAAAACCTTTTGCACATTCCTTAATGAAACTATTCTTTAATCTAAACGCATTACGACGACTAACGTTAATTAGGTGGTTTGCAATAAGACCATCGATTGTATACTGCGGTCGTTTACGAAAATACAACTCATTAATAATGACTTCCGTATCCTTGCCAGCATCATCCAAGCAGTCAGTAATCACGTTTTGTTGTCGCCTTAAGGTATTAATGCACCGATCATCGTCAATTGTAATCAATATGTCTAACGTCTGGCTACCATATTTATATTGTGCCTTGCCTCCACCCACGTTGTCATCAGCCGGTTTCACCGGGTATCGCAATTCTTGTTCACGGTCTTCGATATATTTGTCAATCTTCGGGTAGTCTCGCAAGATATCTTCCACCTTGCGGATAGTTGAAAGTCGCAAACTAATTCCTCCTTGTAGTCATTAATCATAGCACTGTCAGCAATAGCAATACTTTTTTGTAAAATTGTTATTTTTGATGTAAACTTACTTTGTAAGCGTTCTATACGCTTCCCCCAGCCCTACATTTTCCCTAATCAGTGTAGGGTTTTTAATTATCCAGTAACGTTGCAATGCTTTGGTAATTGTAGTAGAATTTGCCTATTCCAAGTAAGTAAACGTAGTCAGCAATGGCTGCGTTTTTTTATGTTATACTGACAACGGTCATTCGAGTCGTCCTGTGACTAGTCGCCTTAGTAGGAGGCTTTTTGTTTACTCTCGCGATCACTCAACTCCATAATGTCAGCAATGAAGTCCTGACCAATTTGTGCCTGTTGCTCAGTTGTCAGTGCCGCGTTCATTTCCAGGTTGGCAACTGTGGCTTTTGTTTGAATCGCTTTGGCGTATTCGGTATCAGTCATGCTTATTCGCCCACCAAAGTAGCACCAAACTAGTGATTACTAACGTAGCAGTTGCGAGTGCCCAATATCCTAACAATTGCAACGGGGAAGAGTCCCAAATAAGTTCAAATATTTGTTTCATTTTTCTTCCTCCAGTAGCTCTGGGTTCTCGTGTACATTGCCGATATATTCAACAAAGGCTGGCAAGATCATTTGGGCAAGCTTAATTTTTTTGCCAATGAGCTTCATCTGGTAATCGTCAGTCACGATCCATCTAGCATTCTTCGCCCATAAGATGTCGCCAACATTAATTCTTCTACCATTCCTATAATTCATTTGTGACCTCCTGTTTACGCTTTTCGATAAAAGGTGTATTACTGAATACTATTCCTAGAAACACTTTAAAATCAGCCTTTCAATAACTCCGGGTTCTCGTGCACGTTGCCAATAACTTCAATTTCACCAATATGGTCGCTAACCAGCATTTCATTACCAGTAGCCAAGTCTTCTCCAGTAATATAACTATTGCCATCTTCCATGATAATTTGCGAGATATTAGGTTGAGCATACTTATAGTTAGACTTAACAATATCCCCTTCATAGATATCCTTGCCACTCACGTCTTTCAGGTCGGTAAACTGTTCAAGCTCAAACAGTGCGCCAATTCCATCAACTTTACCATCGTTAGAATAACCACCATTACCATCAGTGCTAGCTTCTGCCCAATAGGCTTGGCCATTAATAAATTCGATGTTGTCAGGTAATAGCATTTTATTCTGAACTTTGTCCCACGCTCTAAACTTAATCATCATCGCTATCTCCTATCACTAGCATGCCTGTGCCAATTGACTTAAAAGCCATTCTATTACTTCATCTGATTCACTCATTTTCAATCCTCCCCGAACGCTTCATTCGCCGGTGCTTCCGTTTAATCGTTGAACGCTTTTTAGTGTGTTTAGGCATTGTCATTCCTCCGTAATGTAGTATTTGTTTTCGTCAATCGCACGAATACGATTATCAAGCCAAGCGTTACTGTGTTTTAGCTCCTGAGACGTCCTAGTTTTACCCTGCTTGCCTTCCATGACTAATTTAATGGCATTATACTGGGTACGCGTAATCTCCATGTAATCGCCTGATACGGTCTTAATTCCAGGCATCTTATGCAAGTTAGCTAATTTGCTCTCCGGCACGTTAGCCATGCTGCCATATCTCACTTCTAGCTTATGAATTACTTCCAGCTCTTTCGACCAATTTTTGCTTGTCATAAACAATCTTCCTTTCAAACTCTTGTTCATATTGTTTATGTTTATTATTCACACAGTTAGGACATGGGTCAAATGTGAAACCATAACTCCCAAGTGGTTGTTGAACGACTTTACTACCATGACATAATTCACAACTCATACACTTCTCGCTCCTTTCTATTCAACTAATCCGCGGTGGTCTGGAATATTTGCAAACGTGATTCCATTATTAACACCGTGGTTTTTCATTCTGCTTAATGTTCTGTCACCATATCTTGCAGTTAAGTCGCTACCAATTAAGTTAGTGGTCACAATCACCGTCTTGTTTTCTCGGTCACGCCAGAATGCATCCGCCAAATCTAACGAATACTCGGTGCCACGTTCACTACCAAAATCATCTAAAATAACGACATCAGCGTTCTTTATCTCAGCCATGGTTTTATTGATTTGTTTTGCCATCTGATCGTCATTAAAAGACTGTTTCTTGCGTTCGATAAGTTCACGCCAGTCAATAAAGATAATTTTCCAACTAAAGAACGTTTCAACTAGCTTGCCATTCTTCATCACAGTCTTTAATAACTTGTAACCAGACCGCTCTAATATCCAGTACATCATGCCTACAGCAAGGTGCGTCTTCCCACGCCCTGTTGCACCAATCATCAACGTGTGGATTGTTTCACCGTTAATAATACGATTAGCTATCGTATGGCTACGCTCTAAGACCTGCTTGCTAGCATCACTCGATGCTGTATAATTACTAAAGCGACGGTTAAAGACATCAAAACTGCTAAAAATACTGTAGGTATTAATATAGCCTAGCGCTTCGTTTTTATGTGCGGATGCTGTCAGGGCTTTGTTATCTGGTATTTCACGGTGGTTAATGTCTTCCATATAGCCGCAACTAGGGCATGCACCGGCCATTTTTTGGCCCGTACGCTTGTTTAAAATCTGTGGTCGTAGTAATGGCTTCCCACAAATGGGACAGTCAACCCCATAGGTTTCAAACACCTTAGACATTAGGTTAGTGACTACATCGCCTACGGTCTCTACCATGGCTGATCACTATCCTTAACTTCTCTGCCCTCAAGGGTAAAGCCGTTAGACCGACCACTTTTTGAACCGCCAAATTCTTTCCGTGGTTGATTTAATTGGCTTTGCCCTTGTTTGTCCCTTTTAGCCCAGTTGCGAATGGTTGCCAGATAGTTCTTATACGCCTTACCATTCATACTGCAATACTCAGAAACGCGTTCGATTCGGTCTTGCCAGTCAGAAGGAAACTCTGATTTGAGTTTCTTCAATTGTTCATCCGTCAGTAAGACATTCTGGTATTGTCCATATTTGTGTCGTGCTGGTTTGGCTTTTTTTGGCTTGGAATTATCTGGTTCTATATACTTACCTTTACTATCCTTACCTAACCTAACCTTACCTAACCTATGCGGTCCATTGTCCGTCCATTGGTTGTCCATTGGACGTCCAGTAACTTTACCCGTGTCAGCACGCGGCTTGGGCTCAGTTAATTCTAGGTTTGGCATGATTTCTAATAACAAGTCTTTATATATCGAATCCACTTTTCTATCTGCTCGAATTCGATTATTTTCGTTCCAATCCGTGATATAGGCAACTAGATCATCGTTTAAAACATTTACAAAATTCTTAGCTACTAGTATTCGTAAATCGTCCTCAACTGCACCAGTTTGCCGCATAACTGAGAACGCTTCTACAACACCATCATCATCCGCATGCAACCCCAAATGGAAATAGAGTGCCTGACTGCTCAACGGCATCTTTAAAAATTTAGCGCTATCGGTTATACGGTTGCTAAACATTCTCCTTTGTGCCATCTTTTAATCCTCCCTTATTTACTAGTAGGCATTCCACCTACCCGGTGTATTAGTCACTGCTGTATTTACCTTTCAAGCCAATTCGTTCTAGTGTTTCTAAATCACATTTTTATCTTTTAAAGTCTTCAGCAAAAATTTCCCACCAGACAAGCCTTCATCCGCATCTTCAAATTGCTGTTGCAACCCACCTAAGTAACCTTATACCTCTAATAACAACCAGTCATATTCGTTAAGTAGTGCAATCTTTTCCTCATCGTCTAGGTCGTCAAACGAAACAATTTGTTGGCGTGCCTGTACTGCCTTGTAGGCAAAGTCAGCAGCACTTGTAGCTGCAGATAACTTTTTTTCTGCACGATTAAGTTTCATTTCAAATGACTGGCATTCAGATAGTAAGTCCACCATTTATTTCAGCCCCCTATTAAACATCTGCAGGTTCAAGCAAAATGCCATCGCCATATTATTTTCAATTAGCTGTAATTCTGGAGTTAATTCTTTGGGATCGATTGATGCAATTCGTGAAATACCATGAAAAATACAATCCTGTTGTTCTTTGTAAGGTAATGGATTATCCATAATTAGTGGTCTCTCTTTCTCAGCACTTGCAAACATTCCTGATTAGCAGTAACATAGATGGTAACCTTTGAATAGTTTTCTTGCTCACTACTCTTGTATTCCACTCCAGTAGTGGGCTTTTTTATTCCTTAGCTTGCCAACAAACTAGTTTTAGAATAATATAGATGTTGGCATTGAATAAATACTCCATTAGTCCATCGTTAGCCGATACTAGCGATGGTTTTTTGCGCTCGTTTCCACTCGTGGAGTGGTAAAATTAATACTTTTTGCATGATCATTCCTCCTAATACATTGGTGGCAATGTGAACGTCCAGTTCTCATCAGAATTTTCATCTGGCTCGCAAACGTTAATATCGTGTTCTTGCAATTCGCCAATAAATTCTTCTGAATAGCCAAAGCATGGCCGTCGCTTAATGATCCCATCTGTATCGTAAGTGATAGCATTAATCAGCTCACGTTCATCTGCACGAATTGCGTTATACTTACGTGCTCTTAACGCGTGCTCGATGTCTTCTTCATACATATTGCTTCCTCCTTAAATTCCAAACCAGTTTCTAATTTCATGGCGTTTGTACCACACGGTTGTTAACGCCCAAGTTAATACCACTACTTCTACCATGGCAATTCCTCCCAATAAATGGCCCCTCGCATAGACTATTTATAATTCATGATCTTCATAATATTTATCAGCGGATTTTTTTGAAATCCGTTGAACTCCGTCAACAACGGAAACCCTCAAACCGTCAACAATGAATTTGTCTAAAGTTTTGTCACTAACATTCATGTAAATTTGAGCTTCCTGTTTCTTCATCCAATACGGTAAAACTTCACGGTCCATCATACTTTTAAATACAGATTTGATTATCCCTGTTAGCTCTTGCTTGATTGGCTCTAATACCTTGCTAGGCAGGCTTAAAGAGATGTCGTTAGATTCCATGATTATCAGTCTCCTTTCTAATTTCATATTGCTAGTCCTTCCATGCTGGCTTAGTTGTATACTTGACCTATTCCAATTAATCGAGGTGATGAATATGGTTAATGAACAAGACTTAATTGCCGCTATTCGTTTGCATGCGCCAAGCCATTTGCCCGGCCAAGTTAGCATTGATGGTCTCCTATCCGAATTAGGAATTAATGATGAGAGTCTTTTGACGAACGCTTTGAAATCTTTACAGGATAAGGGATACTTACAATTCGGATACGGTAATGGAAAGATAAAGCGTATTAGTCTAAATACATCTTTCCCTCTATAAGCTTTTTAGTGACCCTTATTCACGGTAAGGGTCACCTTTTTGAACTACTAGCCAATTGTTTGCAACTAAGTCTGTGAACGTTGGTTCCCAACAAACAGAAAGCTGTTCACCATGTGTAAACGCAATTAATCTTCCTTTTGTATCAGTCGCTTGAACGTAGTAAGTTGAATCATATTTCAAATCACTAGCTCGAACGATCTTCCCATTCCTACCTGCCATTTTTAGTGCATCTACTAATTCCATATTGCTAATCCTCCTATGCTGGCTGTTCATTTAAGTAAAGGTCGCTCATACCAAGCATGTCCGCTGCTTGTGCTAAAGCGTCATAGTTCGTCGCTTGAACTTCACTAACTGTGCTAGGCTCCCACTTACCACCGTTAACCCGAGATTTAAGGTTGGGGTTCAATGTCGTATCGTTATACTCAAGCAAGAATTTCAGTGCTTCACGTACATTTTCAAATTCCATTGTTTTACCTCCTACGCTGGCTCTTTGTCTAATCGAAGTGACGTCTGCCGAATAATCGTCTTAGTTGCTGTAGATGGCTCCCAGTCGTTGATGAAGTCCATTACCATCTGGTAGTCCTTCTTGCGTAGCATTGACCGAGCGCTCACGTTAGCAATCTTCTTGATGCCACCGTTAATGTCTTTAAACAGCTCGCCACGCTGCTTCTGTGTGATATGCCCATAACTGCGAGCCACTTCTGACACCCGTTGATTAACCCGACGGCTAAGTGCACTATATTCAGGATTAGGAATAACTTGGTTCTCTTTGAGGTCTTTCACATCGCCCTCCACGCTATCTAGGCGCTGATTAGTTTCCTCATTGGCTTGCAGCGCCAATCTGGCAATCTCTCGTGGTGATGTTGGCAATTTCACTTGTTCTTCCATAGAGTTGAATGCCTCAATGTACTGAAGTTTAAATTTAAGTGCTTTAGTACCAGTGAATCCCATTGCTAACAAAGTAAAACCATCACGGTTCATATAATAGATTGGGTAAGATTGACCGTTCTGTTCGTTAACATATGTCTCCTTTGCGAACATGTGTTGGGTATGCTTATTTTTAAGCAGACCCCCAATTGTTGCTAATACATTACGATGTTCTTTCTCAAACGTTTCGGCTACTTGCAAGCTACTAGTAACAGCTTGCTTATTCTTCATAATTACTAAATCATTCATGTGGATCATTCCTTTCGGTTGTATAATTAGGTATTCCGTTAAATCGAGGTGATATTGATGACTGCAAATAAAGAATTTACTGATAAGCTATTAAACATTCTGAACTCTTCTTCTAGTCGGACTGTCGGAACAAAATACACAAAGTCTGTTGCAAAATTATTTGACATGTATTCATTGGCTGACATTAAAGACTCATTGGAGCAATTGCCTGCTGACAAATATACTTACAAGTTATACAAAGACTTTAAAAGCGATCGTATTTTAGGATTTGGAATCAGGGACAAGACCCGTAATCCTAGCTGAACCAGTATTAATTAATTTCTCGATGGCCTCTAGCACTGCCTGCTGGGGGTCACTTGACGTTTCAGAGTTGCTAAACTGGATATTAACGGTTAGTGTCCCTAAAAATACTGGATGTTCGTATTTTGAATCAGTAGAAATTTGCTGTGACAATTTGAAACTTTCTAGGCTTATAAAATCCGCTCTTTTAGCACTTTTTCCATGAAAGCTTTCTGAAATTCGTCCCTCCTGTGTTATTTCTTGCATGTGGATCATTCCTTTCTATGCTGGCTGCTTGTAGTCCATTGGCGTAAACAAAAACTTGATTTCGTATTCAGGAAAAAACTTTTCTTGAATTTTTAAAGCTTCTGTAAATTTGAACGAAGACTTGCCGTTTATTTTGTCAGCTACCGTCTGGTATCTAACATTCAACAGATCAGCAATATCTACTAAAGAAACGTTTTTTTCTTTTCTGACATTGTTAAGATTATTCAACATATTTTCCTTCCTTTCTAAGTACGAAAATTCGTATGTTTTGATAAAAAAATAAATGCCCTCCTTGAACATGACCTAATGATATACGAATTTTCGTATCGAGTCAATACAAAAATTCGTATTTTTCTAAATAATTTTATATACATACGATTTTTCGCATGGTACAATAGACACATATTAAGGGAGTGAATGGATTTGAATAAAGAAGAATATTTAAAAGATTTAATTGAAATCAAATACGGTAACGTTAAATCTTTTTCGGAACATGCCGGATTGAAATACACCACCGTTCGTTCAATTCTAGAACGTGGGGTGTTAAACGCTAAAGTAGAAAACGTTATAAAAATTTGTGATGCCTTAGGCATAAAGCCAGAAGACATTTTAAAAGTAGAAGATTCCATTATTAATGATACCAATAAAAAGATGATTCAATTAAACCCTGATCGTCAGCAAAATGTTTACAACTACGCTGACAATCAACTGAAAGAACAAAATGGTAAAGTTGTTAACTTGCCACTCGTTGGTAAGTCAGCCGCTAACCCTGCTGAATTGACCTATGGCGATGTAGAAATTGAACACGACGACTTCACCGACGTTCCACACGGGGCAGATACAGCCATCCGTATACAAGGTGATTCGATGGAGCCACTTATCCACGATGGTCAAATTATCTTCTATCATCGGCAAGAAGAAGTTGAAAATGGCGAGATTGCTATTGTTGAAATTGATGGTGACGGTGTTACTTGTAAGCAAATTTACTACGACTACACTTCCGATGAAGTCATCTTACGATCAATTAACAAAAAATACGAACCACGTCATGTTAAAGATGACCAGGTACGTATTATAGGCAGGGTTATATTATAGGAGCTTATTGCTCCTATACTTATGCGTTAAAAAGAACACACGTTCTACATATTTAGCGGTATTATACTTACATAAGACCAGATGCGGATGTCGGTAAAAGCTGGGGGTTGGTGATTTTAATTTGAAATATGCACATAAAACTTACGAACTGATCATTGGGATATTAGCTCTATTCTCTGTAGCAATTACCATATTTGATTTTTCCGGAGTTATCGACTTGAACTGCACTCCATGGAATATAGTCGATGATGGAATACTAATCATTTTCACATTAGATTATGTGAGCAGATTTATCGAGGCTACAGACAAAAAATACTTCTTCAAACACAATATTTTTGACTTGTTAGCGATAATACCATTTAATTCAATGTTTACTTTATTCAGGTTTTCAAGAATGTTCCGAGTTCTACGATTATTCAAATTGTTTAAGTTTGTTAGGCTTATCGGATTTATTGGTAAAGCACAGTCTAAATTAAAAAAGTTTTCTAAAATAAATGGTTTTATATATTTGCTATGGGTATGCTTGGCGATCTTATTCATCTCAGCTACGCTATATTCGATAGCAGAAAACGTTTCTTGGGGAGACGCACTGTGGTGGGCAATCGTTACATCTACGACTGTCGGTTACGGTGATATTTCACCACACACATTAGTAGGGAAATTTGCCGCCGTTTTGTTAATGCTAATTGGTGTTGGATTTATTGGTATATTAACGAGTACTATCACTAGTTATTTTGCCCAAGAAGATACCTCTAACTTCGACAAGTTATACGCTGAAATCAAAAAATTGGAAACACAAAATGAAATTATTCAGGATAAGCTTAAAGCGTTGGAAAACAAACAGGAGGATAAATAATCATGGCATTAATTGGATTTACTATTATCATCGGATGGTTAGTATATAAATTTTTCACTAAATGGCTATGGTGGTTCATTGGATTTGGAATATTAGTGAACGTGATTGCTTGGCTTGAAGCATACGGCTGGATTGTATTTATAATTGGATGTTTTGCGCTGGCAATTGTCTTATTCGCTCTTGCTGTTCGCAACTATCGGGTTCAACATCAAAGCAAGTAGTGCTTCCGCTTACCACCAGCCAAATTTATCAGGGCAAAAAAGTTGTCGTATATTTCATTACTGAATCGGGGTAAAAGCTATGGAATTGTATGTAGGAACGTACAGCACACACGTGTTCGACTTTACCATTGAAATTGGCATCATTTGCTTCATAGCGCTAGTCGTCATGTTAGTTTACTGGATTCATAAACGAAAGTAGCACCCTCGCCCACTACCAGCCTAGCGGGCAACATGCGAGCGTAGTTCAACGGTAGAATAGTACTCCTTTGAGTTGCTGACTAGATACTTTCAGATGCAGGTTCGACTCCTGCCGCTCGCATTTAAATTTTCATTGGACCTTTAGCTCAGTTGGTTAGAGCAGACGGCTCATAACCGTCCGGTCGTTGGTTCGAGTCCAACAAGGTCCATCTTTGCGAGCGTAGTTCAACGGTAGAACGGTTGCTTTATTTTCCCTCGATTAAATAACTCAAACTACTATTCAGATGCAGGTTCGACCCCTGCCGCTCGCATTAAAATAAAGAAAGAAGGCAATACTATGCATCAAGATATTTCAAGGTACGAACTAATAGAAGATATTATCAGTGACTTAACAGCCTTTGTAAAATCTGACGCCATTCTCTACCTATCAAAAGATAGCTATTCCGAAGCAGAATACGACCGTATGCTTAAAGGAATTAAAGACGATTTGGTGACACGCTTCAAGCAAAGAGAGGAATAGTAAAATTTTGCCAGTCAAGCCAATTGAATCATTTCAGTTGGCATCTTGCGAGCGTAGTTCAGCGGTAGAACATTGTTCCAAGTCTTGAAGCCCATTCTTTCTTGGACTACTATGCAGGTCCAACTCCTGTCGCTCGCATTGTACGTTAATAGCAAATAATTATGGAGGCACCTATGAATATTGATATCACAAAACTATTAGATTGGGGATTGATAGTGCTATCTCTTTACTTAGTTGTAGACATACTTCTGCAAACAAATCATAACAACCCCTACAACATGTTTATAATAACCCTCAAATTAATAGTTGCCATCATCGTGGGATTGTTTGGTATGTACACAACTTTTTACAACATCTATTGAAACTTCTGTTAACATGCGAGCGTAGTTCAACGGTAGAACGATTATTTGCACACTTCTCATAGGTCTCACATCCTATATTGATGCAGGTCCGACTCCTGCCGCTCGCGTTTAAATTTTTGAATATAAAACTTAACAATTATTGGAGATGGTTAGATCGATGAATTTCAATTGGAAATATGCTCTTGTGAATAATATTGACTTTTACCCATTTTTCATAGTGCTGGCATTGGAGGAAACATATCCAAAATCAATATTTGCAGATTCACTATGGATATTGCCAGTTATCTTTATATTTTCATTAATAGCCCATTTTACTCTATATAAACCAGCCATTAAAAGTAATCCTTCACTTGATCAGAAACATTACACTTCAAGCCTAGTCTCGTGGCTGATAATGATCGTAGGAGTTATTGGAATTATATTTGCTGTTTTCTACTATCATTTTCATTATCCTTTAATGTGGATTGCTTTGTTGGCATTAGTTCTTTTAAGAGATACATTCGCTAATAACGACCTGTAAGGAGCAAAAAAGCACATCCCCTCCCGCCAAGAAGTTGGATGTGCTTGCACCAGAATACATTAATCATGTACCCCTTTTGTATACTCTATTTTACTGAAAGAAGGTGTTGCTTGCAATATTTTTTCCAATAATTTGGCCCCTCGCATAGTCAATATGGAGGAAAAAATAAAATGAAAATTACACATAAAATAATTGGTAGCAAACGGGTATATGACGTTCGTGGCTACCTTGGAAAGTATACTGACATTAACGGTAACACCAAAACTAAAACCTATCACCACGGGGGCTTTAGTAGTAGTAAGGCTGCTAAGTTAGCGTTTGATCGCGCCAAAGTTGAATTTGATCAGCGTAAAAACAATCCAGCTGCTATTATGGATAATCCTACTTTCGATGAAGTTTACGAAGTATGGCTAAAGACTTACAAGCTAGGCGTAAAAGAAAGTACTTTGAATCGCGTTGAAGGCATCTTTAAGCACCATATAATGCCTTCTTTCGGTGGCATGAGGATTAATACGATTACATGGCAAAAGTGCCAAGAAGAAGCTTTAAAGTGGCGTGAGAGTGTTAAGCAGTTCAATAAGCTATCCCAATATGCAGCACTAGTTTTCCGGACAGCTCAAAAAATGGGCGTTATTACTACCAACCCAATGAAATTAGTTGACGTCCCAAAAGTTCCCGTTGACTATTCAAAGGATAAAGTAGCTGATAATTTTTGGACTGCTGAGCAATTGGCTACATTTCTATCAGTTGTTGATGCTACCGACGGACACAGAACACAACCACGGTATGACCGTAGTGCACTGTTTTATTTACTTGCTACCACAGGTATGCGGAAAGGTGAAGCACTTGCGTTAACATGGTCGGATATTGATTTTAAGAATGGGATGGTAACAATCAGTAAAACTATCTCTCGTTCAATTGATAACCATCAGATAATATCAACACCCAAAACTAGAAATGCCTACCGCACACTCTCACTGGATAGCTCAACAATCGACCGACTTAAAAAGTATCGCAAATCGTTAGTAGCCATCCCGCGGGCTAAAGATCTTATCTTTACCAACAAGAAAGGCCAAATCATGTCAGTGATGACACCCAACCATTGGCTCGAGGCCTTGATAGGTGAAACGGACTTACCCACAATCACAGTCCACGGGTTACGTCACACGTTTGCATCAATTCAAGTTGCAAATAATATCAACGTCAAAGCACTACAAATGCAAATGGGTCATAGTGATATTAAAATTACGCTCAATATTTATGCTCATCTATCCCAACAGGAACTGTCTGCACAGGTCTACGATATGAGTAAAATACTGGCTCAATAA